TAGAGAGTTTAGATATTTGATTATTTCCATTCTGATTGTTCAACATCTGTGAGAGATTTCCATATGAGTTTGGCACCCATAACCTTACCGTTTTTCTTACCCGTTTCTTCATTGATTTCATTTGATTTTTCAATGATAGAGTCTTGATTTTTAGGATCTTTTCTGAATTCAATCCATGGATTTTTTTTACGTTGCGGTTTAACTGTTTCTGAGTTGGAAGAGGTTTCCTTTTGGTTCTTAGGAGTTTTGCCTTGATTAGATTTTGGGGAAGCGATATTATCTGTAAATATTTCTGCATCACTATTCATAGTGCCCGCCGATTTAATATTAAGAAGTTGTACTGGTTCTTCTAGACAATCTTCTAGATCAAAATCATCAAAGTTTTCTGGGAGATTTTTCATCATAATTTCAATATTACAATCATCTGAGTTGATTGTTTTACCGTCGAATTCTTTAATAATGTATTTGAAAATCTGTTCAGCAAATCGTTCGGAGGCAGATTGATGAAAGTCCATATTTTATTTTTATTAGTAATTATAATTTAAAATCAAATTTCAAATTTATAATTGTATATTCGTTTCATAATTGAGAGAAGATTTATATTCTTCAAGATCATGAACGCCCATATCTTTATTACATGAAGAACATATAGGTTTCAGATTATTTAAATTAGTAGAGCCACCCTTAAAAACGGATATAATATGCCCACATTCAAATGTATCATAATCAATATCTCTAGAACATACATAGCATTTTCCATCTAAACTTTTATTATTGAATGAAGACCATACTAACTTTTTCAATGGTTTTTTTATTTTAATGTGATTATATTTTAAGGATATATGATTCATTTGATAATACTGTAAATTATTATTAATTTTATAAACTATTCTTTCAATCCATTCGAAATTTTGATAGATTCCCAAATATAAAGAATTATGAGGTTGTTTTTCTTTACATTTTTTTAATAGTGTTGGATAATTTAGGATATATTCTGTAAATTTAGTCAATCCATTAATACCACTGTAATAATTATTTAATTCTTTAATTTCATTAATAAATTGATCTTTATTTAAATTACATTTTTGTATAATATTATTTTCATTAATATATTTTAACATATTTTGGAAATTAATATGGGGAATTCTAGGATTTTCTGAATTTTTATTATAAATATTATAATTTTTCAAAAAATAATCTTCAACATATTTTCCAACTGTTTTCCAATCTGTAATATTTTTGAAAAGGACGACAGGTTTATTTAAATTAACAGATAAAAATAGATCATCATATTCTTTAATATCATCAACCGTTATAATACTTAACATAATATTAAAATCTATTTTATATTCTTCAAATAATGTTTTAATACATTGAATTCTATGTTGTCCATCTATTACGGCGAATTTATTTTCTAGTTTACATAAAATGATTGGATTTGGAAATAAAAATTCATTATATTTTTCATAATATGATTTTTGATATTGAATTAAATCATTCAAATGGTCAATATCTATTTTTCTTTGAATTTCTCCACACATATTTTCAAAAATTAAATTATTGAGGTTATTTATTTTTTTTAAAAAGTTTAATACAGTTACTCCTGTGAACTCATGTCTTTTCATAAGTTGTTTAATTTAAGGATTATTGATATATATATAATTTAAATGAATATATATTTAAATATTAAAGATTTAAATATATATTTAAATAATAATGGAAAAAGTATTAAGTAGTGAAAAATTTATAAAAGGTTATGCGGAATATAAAAAAAATATAGATATCAATAAATTAAGTAATTTTTTTGATGATATAGAAACAAATCGGAATTATTTTAGGTTAGGATTAAAAAAATCTAAAAAATTTATAAATAAAAATAATGATACATTAACAATTAAAAATATAAATTCAAATATAAATAAATGTACAGAAGGTAATATGAATACAATTATTAAATTAATTATGGATGACATAAATAAAAATGAACATTTAATAAATTTAGTAATTGAAAACATATTAGAAAAATGCATATTACATAATAATTATATTCATATTTATATAAATATTATAGACAATATTTTAAATGAAAAAGATATAAATAGAGTATTAAATAATACATTAGATAAATATTATAAATTTATATTTGAAGAAAATACACAAACGACTGATAATATTTATGAAAATTTATGCAATGAAAACAAACGAAATGATAATAAGATAGGGTATTTAATGTTAATAACTTATTTAGATAAATATAATATTATCAAAGAAAGAATAAATGAATTATTAAAAAATATTTTCCATGATATTTTAGAAAAAGAAAATGATGAGATATTTAAATTATTAAATTGCATACAAAATATTTGTAAAATTTCAAAAGATTATATTATAAATTATATTGAAATAATTAAACAATTAAAAGATAAAAAATATAATTCAAAAGTAAGGTGTAAAGTTATGGATATTGAGGATCTTCTAAGTTAATTTATAAATATAAATATAAATATAAATATAAATATAAATATAAATATAAATATAAATATAAATATAAATATAAATATAAATATAAATATAAATATAAATATAAATATAAATATAAATGGAATATAATTACACATTTGATAATAATATTTATAATAATGGTCCTATGGTATTAGATAATAATACTTCATATGAATATATAATAGATAATTTAGATAACAGTATTAGTATGGGTGGTCCGCAACCGTGTAAACAAGAAAATGAAGAAATAACTGAAATAATAAAAATAAAAAATGGTATAATTAATGTTTTAAATAATAATGATGATATATTTGAGGAAAATGGATCAGGTGTTACAGATGATGCTGGAATAAAATCATTAATAGAAGGTTATGATAAATTCTATGATGATTATAAAGTTGAACAAAAAAACTACTTCAAGCTGGAAGAACAATTACATAATGAAATAGAAAAATCTAAAAACAGTATAAAAAAATTAGATATGATTGTAAATTTTATGAAAGAATTTGATGGAGATGTTTGTCCTGATGGATTGACCGAAATTATTGTTGAAAATATGAAAATATTATCAAAAAATATTGAAGAAAATAATAAAATAATAAATATTAGAAAAGAATATATTAATTCAAGACAAATAATAAATAAATATTTATCATTTATTAAAAAAATGAATAAAGTTAATACTACAAATGTATGTCCTTTATGTTTAACGAATGCTGTGAATATATACTTGAACCCTTGCGGACATACTTGTTGTGATACTTGTTATGAAAAATTAGAATCAAATCATGATAAGAAATGTTTTTTATGCCGATCGAAAATAATACAGAAAAATCCTTTATATTTTTCATGAAATTTAAATAAATTATAAATTTTGTAATAAGTGTTCGAAAAAATTAGCATCAGAAGTTTTTGATTTTTTATCTTTAAGAAATATATAATATAAATTCATATCAATATATTTTGTATATAAATTATTAAAATTAACACCTACAATATTTTTTTTTATAGAAACTATTTTTCCTTTGATATCTAATGATAAATTACTTTTTTTAATACAAATGATGAGTTGATTTATAAAAATATCTTTATCTTTTTCTTGATAAAAATAATAGTTGTTCATTTTAGATTTAATTTCATCTTTTAAAAAGAATATAATTGAATTTTGTTTATTATCAGTTAAATCTAATATTGATTTTAATGGTTCGTAGTTCATATTATAATATATACTTAAATAATTTTTAATATATATTATAATATGATTAAAGATATAAAACAAATTAAAGAACATTTAAAAGACCATTCAGAGATAGAATTACCATATCCATTTAAAGGTGATGTCCATATAAAATATATAACAACAAAGGATAAGGACGAATATTTTTATATTGGTGGAAAATATGTGAGCATAATGGATAATAAAATATTGTTATGTAATAATGGTAGAACATGGGCAGTACCTATAAGTTTAAAGAATAAAGAAGGAGATATAATATATAAAACAAGATTTTTTGTTCATAAAGACTTTAATAAGGTTGAAAAAGAAACATCAGAAGTTTCCGAATTAAAGTCAATTATAAATACACAACAAGGTATAATAGATAAAATGAGTAAATCATTAAAAATAAAAAGTCAAGAGAATGAGCAAATGAAACAAATATTAACAAAAATAAGAGATAAAAATATATAATAATATATATGAATGATATTATTAAATTAATATTATTAAATTCAGTTTTAATATATTTTGTTTTTAAAAAAAATAAAATGATATATTTATCATTACTAATAATAATATTTATATATTATTTATATTTGAGAAGTAATAATGTTGAAGGGCAATCATTAGATGAAGCAAAAAGTGAAGTAAAATTTATGAAAATGGCAAACGTAGATAGAACTTTATCTAAATTATTAAATATATATCAACATTCGGAAGAAGATTGTATAGGAGGTTATTCAGAATTTTCAGAATGTGATAAGAAGTGTGGGATTACACATAAGTATAAGACATATGTGGTAGAAAATCAAGGAGGTATATTGGGAAGCAACTGTATTGAAAATGATGGCAGAAGAAAAAAGACATTGTGTGATAAATCAGATGGAGTTTATCCTTGTATAGTCGGGGAGTCTTGTCAAGAAGATGGTGATTGTAAAACAAATAATTGTGATCCAAAAACAGATAAATGTGTAGAAGAACGAGTTTGTTCAAACACTAATCTGGATTTATGTAATAAGGAGGACTGTTTGAATTTAAAAAATAATAATGATTATGCCGGAAGAGAATTTAAATATGATGAAGCCGAATCAGGTGTTAAATGTAAATTAGAAGAAATAGAGAATAATAATAATAATAATAATAATAATAATAATAATAGTAGGTCAGGTGATGAGGGAATACAGATTTCGAGTTTATCGGCTGCAGATTGTAGTGATAAGGATTATTTGGAGGCCACTGCTGCAGTGGACGGTCTGGCATCTGAGTGTCAACTAAAAATACCAAATTCTGTCTATTACGATGACGATTCAGATGCGGATCTGATAAAAAGAAGACAAAATTATGGAAAGGCTGACATCGACCCCGGGTTATATTGTAAGTTAGGATACAGATTCTACAAGAATCCGGAGGAGGGGGATGACAATGCGAGCGCAGTGGGCGTCACTGAACCCATCCCCACCTCCGCGCTGAAGGACCAGAAAGGAGATGTGTTACTAGGGGAGGGGTATTGTCAACATCCTATTGGGTCGCAAGCGTGGACTGCATCAGAGGGGCCGGATGAGCCCTACCCCCTCCCCCTACCCGAGAAATGTGAAAATGGACATTGGCCGCCATTAAGTTATTTTATTAATGAGAATAATTTAGATTTAGGTGACCCTGGAGTACCTATTAAGGAAATGTGTAAAAGGTGTGAAAATGGGTGGTCAAAAACAAATGGGATTGGGGGGGACCCACTGTGCGTCCAGTGCCCAGCCCGTACCGACAATGTGGTGTTGGCAAATCAATATAAAATAGATAACTCAGCGTGGAGGGCTGGGGATAGCGGTGTTCTAGGTAATGCAGGAGATTGCGTGATACCTACAGCGCCGCCGGTGACTCCGGTCGATGGGTGGATGGAATATACATGCACAGAGCACTGGAATAATGAGATGAAATGTCCAACCGGTTGGGGTCGCATTGTACCTACCGAGGCACAGAAGACTCATGCGATGCCCGCTTTAAATTTCCAAGAAAAGTGTTGTGCTCAGTGTACACCAGCCCAGTATCTCGACGCCCCCTCGGGCCACTGCGTCTCATGTCCAAAAGGAAAACAAGGGGGGGCAGAAAGCACCCTGCCCTGTGTACAGTGCCCGACGAACAAAGTCCGTGGGTGGCAAGAGGAGGGGGGGTGCGCAGCGTGCGGGGAGGGGGAGTCGGCGAACTGGGAACAAACAGCATGTATATCTAACACCAATCTCTGCACAGAAGAAAAATATTTTTCGCGTGACTGTACTGAGGAGTCCCCTGACCTTTTAAAGTATAGCCGGAAGGGTTTTGAGTATTATTGCTCGACAACACGTACCCAGATGCTCTGGGAACAGAGCCAGAGGAATGACCAGCCAGACGAAAATGCGGACAGCTGCAACCCCGATGAGTATTTGACAATATCCCTTACATACGACCAGGACGACTTAGGCAGCCCTCCCTCCCTTTCTAAATTCTATGAGAATTGCTGTACCGCCGAAATCGATGGTGGTACTCACTCGGGCGAGGACGAGGAGCAGGAGGAGAACCAGCCATGTACCTCATTTTGGGCGTGCAGTGGGGCCGAAGAGCGTTGGGCGCCCGCAGATGGGAGGTTTTGCACGTACGCGGCGGCTTATTCCATAGCGCGATCGCTGTATGGAGCGCGGGCCGAGTTGGGAGAATACGAGCCGCTGGCCAAACACTACCTGACAGAACGGAGCGGCGGTAGAATGTGCTCGGAACTTTGCGGCGCCGCCTTTGCGGGGGGGCGGCGGCCGAACTTGCCATTCAATGTACAAACCCAGGATTACTGCACACGATGCTGTGTTGGACAAACTATATAAAATAATTAATATTTTTTATATATAATATAAATATATATATATATATGGATGTAATATATTACATTTTATTTTTATTATTATTTTTAATAATATGTTCTATATTTTTCAAGGGTATAGAAGGTTTTGATGATAAATTTTATTATGATAAATTAATAGATTATAAAACTATACCAAATTCTTATGTAAATGATTCAACACCAAGTAGAACTATAAATAAATTCGGATTTTATAAAGGGGAGGGGACATTTAAAAAAGGATATAGTGCAGAAACTAAATCAGATGAAAAAATATCAACTTTGAATAAATTATTAAATAAATTATTAGGGAGGATAGTATCAGATAATAATGATTGTGTAGGCGAATTTGGAAAATATTCCGAATGCGATAAATCGTGTGGTTCAAATTCTTATCAGACAAGAACATATAATGTATCACAAGAAAGAGGTCAAAACGGTTTAGATTGTGCTTTTGAAGATGGATATAAAGAAAAGAAAAGATGTGCCGTGGATGAATGTCAATTAGGAGACATATGTGAAAATAATGCTGATTGTGGTACAGGTAATTGCGGGGTAAATTCAACAAGATGTGAAAATATGGTTCCTTGTGATACTAATAATGTACATGTGTGTGATGAAGATGAATGTATTAAATTAAATGATAACGATGCTGGCAATAATGATAATGATAATGTAAAAATGTTAGATGGGGTTTATATATATAATAATGTTGATGAGGAATGTTTTTTTAAAACGCCCGCCGAAATAGAAGAACTAAATTTAAGTATATATACATATGATTATAGAACAATATCAGAACAAGTGCAAAATCTCGTATTAGATTGTAAATATTATCAAGTAAAAAAAGATGGCGGACCTTGTATAAACGGTTCAAATATAACGGTGGGTGATGATGGGGCAAAATGTAAACTTGGTTTTGGTCCACAACCAACAATGTTTAATGGGTCCTACGCCTGTACAAAATGTTTAATTATCAATGATGATGAAACAGTTAAGAACCCAGATGCGTGTTGGTGTGGGACAGGCAAGATACCCGAGCTAAAAGGAAGTACATATACCTGTGAACCTTATACTGCACCACCAGGTAATGTTTGCCTGGACGATGCTGATGAGCTGCACTTCGTCAAGTTTCGGCCCCCTGGAACAGCTGCAGCTGTTGTTGGTGAAGATGAGTGTCAACATTGTCCGGCGGATATGGCATACAAAAGGGAGGGCGACAATATTACTTGTATAAAGTGTGCCGGGGTGTCCCGCACGCTATCTTCGTTCTGTATAGAGCCATCCGTTGGATGTCCTAACACCGCCGTGATAAAAGGTAACATAGCAGTGGATGATGGAGCCGAGCAAGAACTATGTGTTATAGACACCAGCCCGGAAGAGCCGATTACCCGCTGCGAGGAGGGGACTGACTGCAG